TTATGTTAAGAATTATGTCGGCTGAAAGTGAATTGTTATCTCACAAGATTGCTCAAGGTAACATAACTTCACAAGATAGTATTAAAGTTGTTGATGGTTTAAATAAATACTACGATACTAACTTACTAATTGATGATACTGCTGACATCACACCAACAAAGATGAGAGCCATTGCGAAGAAAGTAAGAAGGGATTATGGCGGCATTTGTTTAATTGGTATTGACTTTGTGCAAATTATTAAGTCAAAAGATAAAGTTCAAAATAGAGATACTGAAATCAGCAACATCACCAGAGATATAAAAATACTTGCTAAAGAAATGGACTGCCCAATTATTACACTATCTCAGTTAAGTAGAGAGTGCGAAAAGAGAGCAGATAAAAGACCAATGCTAAGTGACCTTAGAGATTCAGGTACAATCGAGCAGAATAGTGATGTGGTAATGTTTATTCACAGACCCGAATACTATGGCATACAAACATTTGAAGATGGCGAAAGTGCAATAGATATGGCTGAAATAATTGTAGCAAAAAATAGAGGCGGTAGTGTAGGAACTATTAGACTTGGTTTTGAGGGCAAATACACAAGGTTTAAAAATTTAGGGCTACAAATGCCATCATTTGACATCAATCCAAATAGAAACATAGAACCAAATAGAGATGATGACCAATTTTAATATAAATAAACAAGCAAAAATGCTCATTGCCACTTCAGAAGTATGCGGATTTAACCCATCGAGCTTTGAAGATTATGTAAAAGAATTAGAACAAGATTGTAAATTAAGCCTTTTAACGCACGAAAAAGATGCTACCTATACCAATGTATCAAACGTAATAAACAATGCAACAGAGTGGGTTAAATCATATAAAAACAATAAGGTAAGGCGAGTTAAGTCAGCAGATGAAATACTTAATCGAATAAATGAGATTGAAAAGGGACAAATTAACAAATGTAAATTTAGATATTAATGACTCCAATAAACTACAACTCTACTACCTGTCAGAAATGCAATGACAAAGTAGCAATCAAACCTCAATCGCATTGTAAATGTGGGTTTACAACTGTCTATCTTGATGGCTTATGGGTGATTACTAAGTCAGGGTTGAGCTACACCCACCAACCTTACGCAATACCAACAGCTTTAAAAACTAATTTGAAATGAGACAATTTAATATTATAACCTACGATAAAAAAAATAACTACATAGAAGAAAGACATGTTTTAGGTTATATAATTTATATAGATGGTCATGAGTCTATATTGCATAAGAGTAATATTAGTGGCTCTGAAATGTGGGTAATATCTAGTTTTTTTTATGGGTTGCAAATTGCTAAAGCTGAGTCAATAGAATCGGTATTAAAAAGAGCAGAATACAATTTAATAAAAAATAAAAAAATAGCAATTACTTCGATGTTTTTGGATTCATTATTACAAAATAATATCTATATGCCAATAAATAAAAAATGAAAAATACTTTAAATGGAAGATAATAACTACACATATAATCAATATATAAGTGATGTTATTAGTGGTAAACAAGCGGCTTGTAAGCATATTGTAAATGCTTGTAAGAGGCACGTTAAAGACCTTAATACACTTGATAAAAATGTATATAAATTTGATGAAGAAAAAGCACAATGGTATATTGATTTTATCCAGATGCTAAAACTTTCTAAAGGGGTAGGTGCAGCAGGTCAATGCATCAAGCTCCAACCATGGCAGCAGTTTATTGTAGCATCAATATTTGGGTGGCAACACAAACGTGATGGAGAATGGTATAGAAGGTTTAAAAAAGCCTATATCGAAATACCTCGTAAAAATGGCAAAACTACATTAGCTACTGCAATAGCTTTGTGTTGCTTTGTGGCTGACCGAGAGCCAGGCCCTGAGGTATATTTTGCTGCTACTCATAGAGGTCAAGCTCTACAAGGGTTTAACGAGTGCAAACAAATGATATATCAAAATGAAGATTTATCAGAGTTTTTAGAAGTATTTGAAAGAAACATTCACTTTAAAGACCCATTAATAGCAGGTAAGATTGAGCCATTAAGCAGCAGCAAAAAGCAATCGGGGTACAATACTCATGCAGCAGTAGTAGATGAAGTTCACGAACATCCAAATAGAACTATAATAGACTTACTTACTACCTCAATATCTGCAAGAACTCAGCCGCTTATATTTGAAATTACCACAAGTGGCAAAGATATTAATACTATTTGCTTTGACCATCACAAAATGACAAGTGATATTTTAAGTGGGGTAATTAAAGATGAGTCATGGTTTGGAGTAATTTACTCAATTGATAAAGATGATGATTGGCAGTTGGAGTCATCATGGTTTAAAGCTAACCCAAACTTGGGAGTGCCTGGAGCAAAAAAGATTGATTACATAAGAAGTGAATTTATTGAGGCAACTAATAGCCCTAATAAAACCAATACTTTTAAACAACTCGATTTAAACATTTGGGTTTTCGGTGGTAGTGGATGGATAATTGATGATGTGTGGATGGCAACAAGTAAAGATGATATTGATTGGAGTTATGTTGAGTCATTGCCATGTTGGGCAGGGTTAGACCTTGCACAATCAAAAGACTTTAGCAGTTTAGTATTGTTATTTTTTGATAAAGAAAATAAGAAATTTTACACTAAAGAATATTCGTGGTGTGCAGAACAGAACCTATTAAATTTAGCATTAAACAATGAGCCTCAATTGATGCAATGGGCTGATGATGGTTACATTAAAAAGCAACATGGCAATATTATGGACGCTGACTTAATAGAAGATGACATAGTTGAGATATTAAGTAAATTACCTAATTTTAAAAGCCTTGCATTTGATAGGATGTTTATCGGCAGCATGGCTAATCATTTTGAAAATAAAGGGTTTAAAACTGCTGAATTTAACCAATCAGTAAAAAACTTTGCAGCTCCAACGAGTGACATAGAGGCCCAAATAAATGCAGGTAATATAATTCATTCGGGAAATCCTGTAACAAGGTGGATGCTATCTAACTGCTTAATCAAGAATGTAAACGATATGAAAAAATTAGTAAGAGATTCACGAAAGTACAAGATAGATAGTATCATTGCGATGGTGCAGGCATATGGTCAATATATGACTGATACTGCACAAGATGAAGAACAACCAAGCCCTTATATGGATAGGGGTATAATAACTTTTTAACCATGAATAAACAAGGCCCAATGGCTCAATCTGATGAAGAGAAAAAAAGGAAAGGCACACACCAACCTGTAAGAAGTGAGGCTAATAGAGGTGTTTTAAAACTTGAAAAGATGGAGATGATGGAAGCTCCAGAAGATTTCAGCGAAGAAGAGAAACAATCATGGGAAATACATAGAGATATACTCAATAGAATTGGTTTAATTTCATTTGCAGATTTGCCACTAATAAGAGAAATGTGTATATTGCACGCTCGAATGGGAGTCTGTAATTCGCAAATAAAAGGTCAAGATGCTATTTATATAAATCAGCATGGAAACCCTTGTAAGCATCCATTTGTAGAGATATACAATACAAGTTTAGGCAGGTATATAGAGATATGCGGAGATTTTGACATGACTCCAAAGGCAAGAAGTAGAAGAGGGTTAGAAGGGAAGAGTAAAACACAAGTAGCACAAGAGGTAGCAGGTAATAGCTTTAAGGCTTTTTTAGAAAACAAACCTAAATAATTATAAATGAAAACACTTGAAACACTTAGAGACCAACCACCACTTAATGAGGTAGCGAGACAGCTATCATGTACAGAAACATTTGTAGGGGTAGTTAATTTAATATCATTTGAGGAACATATATCAAAAAAAGATGCACTTATAATAGTCATTAGTGAGTGTGAAGCTCTTGGTATTAATCCACCTATAAAAAAATATTCATCATTTATTGATGCTCAGGTAAGGGTGTTTTAATTTTATCGGTTTCACATAGTTGCAAAAATTATAAACTTGCAACGTGGCAAAAGACAACACTACGAATGTAGGTTTATTGGCTCGGTTTAAATCGGGCTTTTCTGCATTTATAGGTGTTGAGCAAAGGTATCAACTACCTATCAATAGTGGTTTTAGCAACTTCCAATTAAACGCTGAAAGCGGAGCTAAAGTATCTGAAGAAACCGCATTAAGATTATCAGCAGTTTATGCAGCAGCTCGCAACATTTCAGAAGATATCGGCAAAATACCTTTTAGTATTTACGATAAAGCATGAGTCAAGTCCTGGAGTACCTACTTATGTACTTAAATCTTCTTTAATTGCATCAGCATTATTAAGAGGTGATGGGTTTGCTTTTATCCAACGTGATAAAAAAGGCATAGTAAGTTCTATAATTTATTTACCTTATGACTGCGTTACTATCATGATAAATGATAAAAACGAGATAGGATATAGAATATCTGAAATTAAAAACAATTTATCAGTTAAGGCGGCTACTTACCCATCCACAGACATCATTCATATTCGTGGATTTTCAACTGATGGCATTCGTGGTATGAGTGTTATTCAATATGGTGCAAATAGTTTAGGGCTTGCTATTTCAGCTCAAGATATGGCATCTAAGGTTTATAAAAACGGCTCAACTATTGGCGGGTTTTTAGAGGCTGATAGAGTATTAAAACCTG